TTACAAAGCTAAGTTTATCAAACTCAGATACAGGTACAAGTAAACAATGAGCAAACCATTTCTTACCTTGAGCATTCTCATTAATTACTTTTATACTTCTATATTCATCTTCTTTAATCCACGTCAGTAAGTAAGGTTGTAATACTCTTGGCTTCCAAAATCTTACAAAGTTTGTTGGATAAGTCCAGTACATCATAAAGTCTGCAAAGGTTTTCATCTGACAACCTATTTGCAACTCGCCATTCTCTTGCTCAATTAGATATTCCAATGCCACGTTGTTTGTATCTTGAATTTGTGTATCTGTCTTGACCTCTATGTAATTGTCTTTTAGTTCTTGGTTGAACACCCAAATATCTGCACCTTGTAGTTGTTCTGACATACGAGTTGGTCTTGCGTGATATTTGTTTCCTGTTTCGTCTGTTATGGTATTGTAATGCTTTAGTATTAACTGCTCGCCCATTTTTCCAACCTTATCTTGCTCTGCAAAATTGTAAGTCTGTATCATATAACTCCTCATCTAAATCGTCTAATATTACTTCGTTAAAAATCATAGTCCCAACAATGCTCTGAACTGTACCAATGTCTCCCCCTTCCGTCATTATAAAAAAGCCAACTAGCAATCCTTGTGTTTAATACTGGGTCTCGTCTATCTCCAGTAAACTTTAATTTATCTTCAAGCCACGACCAAGTCGAGTCATTCATTGCAAAGAGACCAATATCTTGCGTGCCATTAGTATTGTTATTATAACTTCTTGGTCTGCCAGTTGATTCGCAGAATACCATAAGGCTAGCTTGCAAGACATCTTCTTCTTTGAAGTATGTTTGTAATAAAGGAATCCACTCTTGGACTACTTCTACTTTATTATATTGTTCCCTGCAATCAATAAACTGTTCTAAGTTATCCACACTTGGTGGCATAACCAAGAGACAAGAGATTACACCTTCGATAATTAAAGAAGGCATTACTACTCCTTACTTTGTTAAGTTAAGACGTTCTCTGTAAGTCAGTATGTTTCTTGTGATTGTGAATACATATTTTGTTATCACAAAACAACGCACCACGATTTGTGGTAAGCTGATTTCCACAGAACATACAACTTGTTCCTTTTACTTTCATAGGAATAAGTTTAATCGTAAATTTTGTAATTTGTGATTAATATATAAAAAAAGACCTTTGATACTAGCAATAGCTTCAAGGGTCTTTTTAATTAAAGAACACCGAGTTTTTCAAGTTGGTCTTTAACTTTATAGTTAAGATATTTTTTTAATCCTAATCCTGCAAACTCCCAAAAACCTAATGTTCTAATAGAGTTGTATTCAGGCATATAAACAACGAATGTTACACCTTTATCAACACCTACTCTGTAAAGTGTTTTTTCTTTTGGTAGTGTATCTAAACTGTTTAATTGTAAAGCCCACATTAAGTTAAAAAAACTACTATCTGTATTATCTTTAAAATTAGAAACCCAACCTTTTTCACTATCCCACCTATCGCCAGTATAAAAAGATTTACTTTTAGAATAAAAATCTGTGTATTGTCTGACAAAACCCAAAGTATTATCTCTATTATTTACATTTACAACCTCTTGAAAACTAATTTTTTTAGATTGTTGATTAACAATTTTTACAGTATGACCAGTCCAAGCTGAATAAAAACCAATATTATTAATTTTAGTATTCATAAAGTCTAACCATTTATCACGGTTAAAACTACCGTCTGAGTTGTTAAAATTTACTTTATTTGTTTCATTCATACTATGAATAATAATCGAAGATTATAAACTATGCAACTGAAAATGTAAGTTTTTTAAATTAAGTTCTACATTTCCAAATATCAATTATTTCATTTACTTTAAATTCTTTACCGTGTTCTTCATGTAGTGAAATTATATTTATAAAATTAAATAAAACTTTGTATTCGTAACCACCTATATACTTTTTTGGATTGCTTGTTGTACCAGTAAAATTGTAAAGTGGTTTATATTTTTTAATGTAACCTGCTTTTATCATACACCTCAAACACTCTACGCCTTTTCTAATATCAATATTTTGTGCTTCGGTTTTTTTATAAGTCTTAAAACTTGTACCACAAATACCTTGTGCGTAAAATGGGTGCATATTTTCAAATGACTCTTGTTTGAGAATATGTGTGATTCCACCTGTTGTTCTTGTTTCTTTAAACCCCCAAGTATTAGTTTGTGAATTTAATACTTTGTGTTCTTTGTAATCTAAAGGTGTGTTTCCCATATTATAGATATACGCAGACTTTTTAATTTTTTGTAATACTTTTTTATTTTTAATTACATTTTTGTAATTGCACCAACAACAAGCAATATAAGGGTTGATGTAGCAAAAAGTTCTTGTCTTGAGATTTTAGTATTTATCTTATCTTCTATGTCGTCAATTCTATCGTGTAATCTATCTTGATTCTTCAATATAAGTTCTAGCATTTCCTTGTTTGTGTATCCGTTACTCATTACTCTCCTCACAACTCATTAGACCATACTTGGCATTACATATTGTTACATACGTTCCTCTATCATTCTGAGTTGTTGTACACATTATTTAACTAGCACTTTTTTATTTGCACAATCGTAACAAATATTATGTAAGTCTTTTAAACAACCTAAGTAAATTCCGTCTGTACCACTATGTACAATGTTCGTTTCTGTTTTACAATATTTGCACATTTCTTTCATTTTCTAAATCCTATCGTTAACAACCATATTGCCAATGTTATTACAGTAGCTATGGCAGTTATCTGTTGAGCCTGACCAGTTAAAGTAAGTGTTGCAATTACTAACCCACTTAAAGTCCAAGACAAGTTCAATGTTTCTTTTACTGCTTGTATCAACCAAGACCACAATTTATTTATCAATCAAATCTCCTCATAGCAAACGATACAATCCTGACTAATATTGTTGGCACGATTACTTCTTGTGCCTTTTCTTTTTGGTCAGTCGTCATATCATTAGCGATACTATTTAAATTTATTGCGTCTAAATCTATGTCTATAATAACACTTACAGGCGAAGCAACAAAAGACTCAAAAGCTATTTCTGTTGTAGCGTCAGCAAGTGTAAACGCTTGGTCTGAATTAGTCTTAGCAAACTCAACGGCTCTCTCTACAAACTCATCTACTGCTTGTGCTACATTCTTGTCTTTCTTAACTGCTTCTGCAATTATCTGTACATCTTTTGTTTCTTTAAACCCTAGAACTTCTGCAACAACTTCTGTTTGTTCTTGAGTTAGTACTTCTTCTTGTGCAATCGTTATAGCTTCTTCTACGACTTGTGCTACAACTTCAATAACATCTTGGCTAACTTGTGCAATATTGTCCAGTCCGACATCATTAACTTCTTTAAGTATCTCCACAACTTCTTCGGTCTCAAGTTCTTCGACAAATTCTTCAATGGCTTCTTCCTTTGCTTCTTTATATTCAATAAGTTCTTCTTCTGTAAATTCTTTAAGTTCTTCTTCTGTAACTTTAGGAATGTCTATTACAACAATTTCTTCTATAACTTCTTCAAGTTCTGCTACTTCTACCTTTACTTCTTCTTCCGTAAGTTCTACTTTTTCTTCTTTAACAGGTGTATCTTGCTCTTGAACTTCTGTCTCTGCTTCGGACTCATCTGTAAATACTTCTTCGACCAACTCATCTTCTACTATCTCATCTTCTACTATCTCTATAATTACATCTTCAATTATCTCAATTACTATTTCTTCTTCTTCAAATTCAAATTCTTCTTTAACATTGTTAATATCAATTTTAATTTCTTCTTCAACAATATCTTTATCTTCAATAGATTCAAGTTCTTCAACTTTATCTTCAACGACCACCTCAAGTACCAAATCATCATCATTGAAAAGTTCTTCTTCGGTATCTGATTTTTGTTCTTCATATTCTTCTTTATCCTCTATGATTTCGGATTCTATTATTATAATGCAATCTCCACGTTCAATTTGTGCATTAGTCATAAAGCAACCATATTCTTTTTCATTGTCTATTCTCTCTTGGTCACGCTCAACAGTTCCGTCATTAACTTCGGTTTCTGTATATTCTGATTCAGTACCGTCTGCCATAACAACAACATAAAGAGTTGTAGTCGTAGTTGGTGGTGGTGTTGGTGGCAAAGTAGTTGTAGTTGTAGTCGTAGTTGTAGTACTTGAAGTTGTAGTTGTACTAGAAGTTGTTGTTGGTGCTACATAAGTTACAACATCAATAGTTAAAGTATTGCTATCGTTACAATCGTTCTCACTACCACAGGCAGATACCATAAAATCATAAGTATTATTTGTTAAATTACTCCAAGCCAAAACATAATCTGTATTTGATTGTTGACCTTCTAATGTCCATTCGCTTGCATTAGAGAGTTTGTAATACATTTTATAGGTACTAGCAGTAACAAAACCACTTGTAGAAGCTGACCACTCAAACTTTATGCCGTCCTCTCTGTTCATATCATAAGAAGCTAAGGTAACAGAAGCAGGTTTGTTTTGTATTGTAACGCTTACTGTTGGTGTCCATTCTGAATAACTTGCATTAGTATCGTTGTCTGACCTAATTTTTACGTGAAATAAACCGTGAGCTTCATTAAAAACTGCATTTAAATAATCAGCAGTAAATGTATATTCAGTATTGAGTGCGTTACTATCGCCAACATTACCTGTTGCAATTCCGTATGGCATACTTCCGTCATCACTTAAACCAAAACCAATAGCGTAACGCTCAGCAGGGTAATCTTCCATTTGGTCTGACGCGTCCCAGTCTGCTTTGACTGTACCATTTTCATAGTCAACAGTAAGGGTTAAGTTACTAGGTGCTTGTGTTGGGACGTGATAAGCTAATGCTATTGAAGTGGGTGCTATTAAAAAAAGTACGCAGGTTATTCTTAATAATGAATTTAATGTAGATAGCACAAACTAGCCACCATTAGTACAACAACCGTTGCCACAACAATTCATTACCAATCTTCCTTGTTCTGCTCTACTGCCTTATCTTCAAAGGTATATTTTGGTTTAGCTTGTTCGAGACCATTTTGAATTACTGATAATGCTGATGACATAAATGCGACCAAAATAAGCTCTATCATATTTGCGTCTATGATTCCACTTGAGTTTGCAAGATATAATGATATTGCAGACTGAAGTCCAGTTCTAAAAGCCTTGCTTAATATAAATTTCCAATATTCTTTATTTTTCATAATTATCCTATTCTTCTTCTACTCTACCACCGAATTGTCTACGGTTATAATCTTTACACTTTTTATTTCCACATAAGAAACTTTGCGTTGTAATTACATACAATAAGTCTTGTTTACATTTTGGGCATTGAATTATTATGGGAGACCCCCAAGCTAGATTATGTTCTTGTCCTCAAGTTTAGCATTTAGGGTTATGAGATTTCCATTTATCTCAGATAGTTTTTCTTGAATTGTGTCAGGTGCAATCATATCAGGTTGTGACTTGTTAGATAGTTCAGTACTAAAGTTAATGTTTGAATATTCGATAGTTACTTTTTCTCTATTGAGTAAAGCGTCTCTAACTTTTGGGTACATCTTTTTGTATGCGTCTCCTGAGCCACCAACAAAGCCGTCTTTACCTTTATCAAGGTCTTGTTGTGTTTCTCCTAGTAGTAAA